TCATTTCGGCTCCTTCTGGCGCCGGGTCCGGCCGAGGTCGGCGCACACCGCGTCGGCGACCTCGCGCGTGACCGGCGCCGGCGCGACGCGCGCCGGACGGGCCGCCGGATCGCCGAACGCGAAGGCGAGCTGGTGCACCTCCGATGCCGCGGCGGCCGGCGCCGGCCGGATGGCGCGGCGGCGCTTGGTGCCCTCGACGATCTGGCGCTGCGTGCGCTTGACGTAGCCCTGCACGATCTTCGAGGACTTCTGGCGGCTGAGCGCGCGGATCTGCGCGTCGGTGAGCTCCGCGTCGCCGAGCTCGGTGAACCCGCCGTGACGAAACGACGTGAAGCTCACCTCCTCGCGGATGCTCGCGGCGCGCAGCAGGCCCTTGGTGCGCTCGCGCACGAGATCGAGACCGCCGCGCGCGGTCGACCACGGCACCGGGATCTTGGCGGCGCGGTCGACCCAGTCGCGCATGAAGAACAGGCCGCCGCCGACGCGATCGCGCTTGAGTGCATCCATGCGCGCCATCAGCTCTGGAAAGAGCGCGATCCGAGCACCCGCGTGCACGTCGAACAGCGGGATCCAGACCTCGGCGCCGGTCTTGGGGTGAACGACCTTAACGTCGTCGGGCCGATCCTTCGGGCGATAGTGATCGAGCCGGAAGGCCGTGAAGATGTGGTCCTCGCGCTGCAGCCATTCCCACGTCACCATGAACGCGGCCGCGAGCGACGGGACACCGGCCCGATCGGCGGCGGCGACGGCCGCGAGAAGCTCCGCATAGGTCGCCTCGGTGACGGTGCCGCCGGCGCCGACCAGGCCCATGCGGGCGAACGGGTTGGCGCCCGGCACAATGCTGCGGTGAAGCCGGTAGACGACGTTCCAGGCGCGCCGGCACGACTTCATCGCGTGGTTGATGGTCGTGCGCCGCTCGAGGATCACCGGCTCGCCGTGCTTGTCGACCAACGGCGCGCCGTTCTCGTCGGGCGCCTGGATCGGGAGGCCCTCGGCGTCGCGCATCGGCAGCAGCTTCTCGTAGAGGCGGTCGACCGCGCCGGTGTCGATCGCGGCGAGACCGACCGAGCCGAGCTCGCGGCCATCCTTGAGCGTGTGCTTGCCGACGAGCGCAAAGCCGGCCTCGTGCAGGCCGCGCTGGCCCCTCGACAGCTTCTTGAACTTGTCCGTGGTGCGGTACTCGGCGAACAGCCACGTCAGGGTGCCGACCCGCGCGTTCTCGGGCGTGAGGTCGGAGACGCCGCCGGTGCGCCACGAATGGAATTGCGGCAGCAGCACGCGCTCGACCCGCTGCACGGCGGGATCGTAGGCCTCGCCCAGCGCCTCGGCGACGACCGGGCAGGCGCCGCGCTCGTCATCGCCGGCGACGTTGCGCGCCCAGCTCGGCGGCTCGAAATAGTAACCCCAGCGGCCGCCTTGAAGCGGCTTTCGCTTGGTATATGCGGGTAAGGGCAGCACGGTGCGCGTCCGTCCATTCCTCGAATTCATAATAGCCCCTCGATGCTCTCCTGCTCGGAGGCATCGTGGGTCAATTGATGACGGCGCGCAACGTAGGCGCGTAACGCTTCGAAGGCCCAGACGGGGCGGCGTCGGCCGCCGACGATGCGGCTGGCGCTCGGTCGCGGCGCCTCGTTGCGCAGCATCGCGGCCATGAGCTGACCGGTGGTCGCGAAGTCGAGGAACGCCGCGGCCACGTCGGCCTGCATCTCGGCCGGCCATTGGGGAGGAAAGCGGGCCGGGCGGGAGCGGCCGACGTGCTGCCGCGAGGCAGAGCGGGTGGTGCCGTGCGGGCGGCCGCGCGCCGGTGCCGTCCTGGTCGCGCCGGATTGGCGCGTATGGTCGAGCGCGGCGCTCACGGCACGTGCTGGCTAAGATGATCGACGAGCTCGGGCGGCCATTGCGGCACGGCCGGGTCGGTGAGCCCGCTGCGCGCCATCAGCCGAGCGAGCTCAAAGGCCTCGCGACGGCGCCCAGCTTCATACGCGATCGCCGACACCAGGACGCCGGCCATGATCATGCCGGCGCCGAAGCCGACCACCAGGCCGTCCGAGTTGAGCGCGAGGTTCCAGAGAAATTCACGCATGGACCGGCGTCCTGCAGCGCACGCAATAGCCGCTGGCGCCGTCCGTCCACAGCACCTGGTGGATACCGAGCGGGTTCGCCGGGCAGTCGTCCTCGGCCTCGAAAGCCGCGCCGCCCGCGCGGTCCTCGACCGGGTCATCGTCGCAGGCGCTGCACAGATCCTGGTCGACCCACGAGCAGCCGCCCGGGCATGCGAACGCGTCGGTGCAGCCGCAAGACCGGCAGCTGCGCGCGAAGATGTTGCTCATAGTGGCCACCAGCCGGCACGGGCCGCCACGCCGACGGCAAAGCCGCCGATCGCCACGAGGGAGGCGATCACGATCAGCAACAACATCGCGATGAAGGCATGGGCGCGAACGCCGCGGCCATCAAGCGCGCGCGGCGCGCGAATCGGCGGGTCCAGCGGGTAGTCGGCGCGCGGCAGCGGGCGGATTTCACGCAACGGCCTTCTCCTGCGTGTTCGGCGCGAGCGTCGCGACGACGTCGCCGACCGTGATCCAGTCCTCGACCGTCGCGTCATCGATCGGCACCCCGAACCGTTGCTCGAGCGCCACCGCGATCGCGACGACGTCAAGCGTGTCGGCGCCGAAGTCGGCCGTCAGCTCGCCGGCGTCGGTGACATCGTCGACGTCGATGTCGCATTGGTCCGCGATCGTGCGGCGGACATGGTCTGCGACGGAGAGCGCGATCGCGGCGGACACGGCGGATCACCCGTGGAGGCGCGGCGCGCGGCCGCGGCGGTCGGCGCGGCCGTTGGCGATCGCGCCGTGATGCGTGGCCGTCGCGCGCTCGCCCGTCTGCGGTGCGAGGCTGCGCGCGAGCTCGAGCACGGCACCGCGAAGGCGCCGATCGGCAATCGCCGTGAAGGCGCGGACGAGCTCGACGGTGTCGCGCTCGGCGAGCGCGGCGGCAAGGAAGCCGTCGACCTGCTGCACCTCACCGACGGTCTGGAAAAAGAAGGTCGTCGGCACGCCGAGCGCGGCGGCGATCTGTTCCATGCGCGCGAACGAAACGCGGTTGGCGCCTTTCTCGTACTTCTGCACCTGCTGGAACGTGAGGCCGAGCGCTTTCGCGAGCTCGGTCTGGGTCATTGCGATCTCGATCCGGCGCGTGCGGATGCGACGCCCGATCTCGATGTCGCGCGGCGTGGATGCGCGTGGTCCTCTTTTGCTCGCCATGGCTCCCTCAGCTTTCTCCGCGCATGATGTTGCGATTGTCCGCGACCAGGCGCGCGGTGTCGGTCGCGAATTCGATGCCGGCGCTCACGCGGGTGGCTCCGGAATCACAGCGTGCGCGGGTGCAAGGGAGCGCCAGAAGGCGTTCCAAACGGCATTGTCGTTGGCATCGCTCGCGGCGCGGGCTTCAAGGCAAATTGGCGATCGGCGAAGGTGAAGGGCGTATTCGATCCGATCGACGTCGAGGAAAAAGAGCGAGCGAGCGTGGGGTTCGAGATAGGGCGCCCCTCCCAGGATGGTGATTGCCGCGGCGCGCAATTTGCCCAGGTTCAGCTGCTCGGACTTTAGAAGCGCGATAAGCAGGTAGCAGGCTTCGCGGGCGCCCTCGGCAGCCGACCGCTGGGGCCCGTCGAAGAGCGGATCCCAGCAGGCGCGCGCCGCGAGTGCCGCGTCGATCCGATCCGAGATCGAGATGTTCACGTCGTCGGCCATCTCACCGCTCCACGTAATCGAGCAGGCAGTGCGCCGGGACGCCGGCGGCGTCGGCCTCGTGGCAGACCTCTTCGATCGAGCGGCAGCGGCCGCGCCAGCGCTTGCTGCGTGGCGCGCACCAGGCGAGCCGCATCGTCGCTCGATTGAGGCTCACAGCGAGAACGGGAAGAATGCCGGCGCGGTCGGGCTGATGGACCGCGCCGGCGGTCTGGTCGCGACTCCCGTAGCCGCGACCGGACTCGCGGTCGCCGCGCGATGACGTTTGCTGGACCGTCATCGCGAGCTCCCGCATCGAAAATCATCAACAGCGAGCAAAAAGGTGGCCCGGCCGCGCATATGGGACGGCCGGGCCGGAGGGGCCGCGAGCGATCGAGGGCCACAGCTCGCGGCAGAGGAGGGAACGCACGGAACGCGCACACGAGCGCACGTGGAGCGGGATGCAGGAATTGCGCCTGCAGTCTTCCGGTTGGACACCGGACGCTCTGGTTTTGAGCTATTTCCCGCGAAGGTCACGCCGCTCTCCCGATACTCAGGGCGGGCAGGACGGTAACCAAGACATTGGTTGTCGTCAAACAATAAATTGTTTGACTGTGTGCGAGGCCGGATTGTTGAAGTTTTTCAACGTATGTGGAAGCGGGCGTTATAAAGCGGAATGATCGGAGCGAAGCTCCGAGACCGCATCACCAAGTCAAAGGAAGATGCGGAAAATCATCGGAGATTGATGCTGACGACGACGTGACATTCGGGCCAGTCGGCCTTTTTGAGATATTGATCACGCCTTCGCGGCTGATATTGACGAACGGTCCACTCTCTCGCCGTCTGGCCTCGGAACTCACGGAACAACGCTTGAATGCTTCCTCGGCCGCTTCGACGAAAGAGGCACAGGTCGCCTTGGCGAGGTGTCTTGTGCGGATCGATCAGGGCCGTATCACCAGGCCTGACCCACGGGAACATGGCCTCTCCGGCGACTCGCAACCCATAGGATCGGCGTACCCTCTCTAATTGTGCTGGTCGCGGTGCCATATCGATGGGATCTTCCGCAAAGCCTAGAAGTGCGTCTGCACCTGTTTCGAAGCTTGAATATATCGGGACGTCTCCGGGCCCTACACCTCGCGGTACATCGGATGATTGAAACGTTACTAATTCCTCTCCCGAGAATTGCGGATCGAGGTCTATCAATCTCTTCTTAAGAACCCTTGCGATGTCGGCAAGGTGCTTTGACTTCGCTGTCTTTCCTAGCTCGATAGATGCAATGGTGTTCTGCGAGCGTACGCCGATGGCCTTGGCGAGGTCGGCCTGGCTCAGGTCTGCGGCCTCGCGATAGCGAGCGACATTTCTGCCTGTTGCCTTGGCGCGCTCGTTCATGGCGACGGGCTACCAAGATTTTGGTTGTCGCGCCCGAACAATGAACTGGTTGACTGGTGACCAATAAATTGGTTAATCATTCGCCATGGCCGAGTGGAAAAAGCATCTCGCGCGCGCGATCGAGCTCAAGGGTTCCCAGCAAAAGCTTGCTGACGCCATTGGGTGTTCTCAGTCGAAGATCAATTGGCTTGTCACGGAAGCGGACCGAATCTCCGCAGAGGACGCGCTTGCGATCCATCGCGCGACCGACGGCGAAGTAAACGGCTCGCAGCTTCGACCTGACCTTTGGCTCACGCCCGACGACTGCCCCATTAAGCCCCGGACGCCAACAGAGAAGCGGTCCGCGACCGCGCGGGCCTGACCATGCGGCAGGCCTCGCCCGATCGCAGCACAAAAGCGCCTGCGTGGATTGCAGGGATAACGCTTCGATCTCTGTCTTTGTCTAGCGCGCGGAGCTGGTCATGACGGCGCGCCTCGTGACCTTTCCTCTCGAGCGCGCGCGGCCGCCATCGTTGTTGGGGCCGATCGGCGGGTTCGACGCGCGCATCATCATCCTGCCGGTCGTCCGCATCGAAAATTATCTCGAACCGCAGCGGCCGCGTCGGCGTCGGCACATCGAAATCACCGAGGGCGGTGAGCGGCCATGAGCAACCGCCCGCTCGGTCCTGGTCGATCGCCATTGCCGCGGCAGCAGATGCCGCGCGATCCGCGTGACCGGGGCCGCGCGCAAAGGCTGGCGCTTTTCATCGTGATCATGCTCGGCGAGGTGTGCCTGGCGCACGTTCCCTCCCGCCGGTTCCGCGTCGCAGCGGCCGGCGCTTTCGTGATCATCGCGGGCGCGGCCTTCTGCATTGCAGTCATCGAGCGCAGGTCATGAACGACTCGCGCCCTTACGCCCGCGCCGACTATCTCGCCATCAAGGCGGCGACCCGGCGCGCCTGCGTCGAGGCCGGGCCGCTCAATGAGATCGCGGCGCAGACGCGCGTCGATCCCGCGCAACTGTCGCGTTACGGCAACGTCGAGGAGCGTGTGTTCGCGCCGGTGGACGTCGCGATGGATCTGGATCGGCTCGCCGGCGGCAACACGATCCTTGCCGCGTGGGCGCAGGTCGCCGGCTTCGAGCTCGTGCCGCACGAGCTGCATGCCCGCGCGAGCCGGCTGTTCGACCACGTCGCGGCGATCGCGCGCGACATGAGCGCCGTCATTGCCGAGATCGCCGAGCCCAAGGACGACACGCCGGCGCGCGCGCGCGAGGTCGAGACCGCGGCCGCCGAAGCCGTCGACGCGCTCGATCAACTTCGCACCGATTGCCGGCGGGTGATCGCCGGCCAAGCCGCGCCGCCGGCGCCGGGCAACAAGCAGGGGGAGTGATCCGTGGACGGCGAGGGGGCCCATCACACGACGCCGGCGCCGGCCGGGACGAAGCCGCGCATACCGCGCCGGCGGCCCGGCCGTCTCACGCTCGACACCAACGCCGCTGCGCCGTCGATCACGGCCGCGCTCGTTGCAGAGCCGGCGCACTTCACCCGAGCCTTTACGTGCACCGCGCTGCCGCCGACGGCGGTCGCGGTCGAGGACCTGGAGCGACGGCATTGCCGCTGGCCGCTCGAGCTCGAAGGCGCCGGCACGTTCTACTGCGGTGCGCCACGCCGCAAGGGCGCGCCGTACTGTCTTGCGCATGCCGACATCGCCTTCACGGGCCGCGGCTATCGCGTCAAAGGTTGGAGCTGACCCGTGGCGCGGCGCGGCAAAAAGAAACCTCATCCCAAAGACCGCGCCACCCACACGTGGCCGCGCCATCCCGACGACTGGTACGTCGAGGAGCACTGGGTCTCATCCCGCTTCTTCGAGCTGACGAAGGTGACCGGACCGGTGCTTGATCCGGCCTGCGGGTTCGGCCGCGTGGTGCGCTCGGCGCTCGAGGCCGGCATCTCGGCGCGCGGCTCCGACATCAAGCCGCGCTGGCAGCTGGCACCACGCGTCGGCGACGGCCATCGCGCGAGCCACGAGAAGTTCTACGCAGTGTGCGACTTCCTCAACGGTCACTGGCCGCCCAAGCGCGGGATCTGGTCGGACCCCGCGACGGTGATGACCAACGTGCCGTTCCGCCGGGTGCTGCCGTTCTACGAGGCCGCGATCGCGCGCGCCGAGACCGTGATCTTCCTGCTGCCGTTCACCTGGCAGTGCGGCGCCGGCATCTCGGCCTGGCTCGAGACCACGCCGCTCGCCCGCGTCTATCCGATCGGCCCGCGCGCCTCGATGCCGCCCGGCGATTACCTGCTCGCCGGACATAAGCCGCAGGGCGGCCGCGCGGACCACGCCTGGTTCGAATGGCGCAACGGCGTCAAGCCGGTCGCCCGCGGCGGCCGCCGGCCCGAGATCATCGGGCTGCGGCGCGAGGCGGGGGCGGCGTCATGATGCCCGCCGCCGCGCTAACATCTCCGCGCGACATCACAGCGGTTCCGCATCGTCTGCGAGCATGCCGCACGAAGGGGTTCGATCTTCATGCGGCGTCGCGCGCGCTGAACGGCCTCGATCTCCGCCGCGCCGACCGATCGACGCTTTACGGCAATCCGTTCCCGGCGTTCGTGTACGGCGCCGCCGAAGCCGTCGATCTCTACCGACGTTGGATTGACGGCCAGATATCGCCCGGCGAGCTCGGCCGCCTCACCCGGTATGACAGGTGGTACTCCGGCTTCCCGCTCATGACGCTGCGGGAGCGCGTCCTCGAAAAACTTCGCGACCTGGCCGGCACGAACATTTGGTGCTGGTGCGAGCTTTGCGCCTTGCACGTCGGCGGGAAGCCTTGCCGTACGACCTGTGCACACTGCGCGCCGTGCCACGTCGACGTGATCCTTGATCTCGCCAATCCGCGGGCACCGGCCGCATGAACGGGCCGCGAACATCCGCCCGCTCTTCGATCACCCCGACTCGGACTCTGAATCACAGCCTAGCTGCCCGTCGCGCGCCGCGTCGGCGCGCGCGGACAGCGTTCGTCTTCCGTCAGCGTAAACCCGAGGAGTAACGTCATGACAGCTGCCGCAGCGCTGGTTTCCGCATTATCTCCGCCGCCACCGGCGGCCGGGCCCGCCGTCGGCGAGATGTGGACGGAAGTGCGCGTGCGGCTGCGCGCCGACGATGCCGATGCGTTCGACAACTGGCTCAAGCAGCTCGAGCTCGTCGGGCTGGACGACGGCGTCGCAACGTTGTCCGCGCCCACGCGATTCCTGCAGCGCTGGGTCGAGACGCATTTCTTGAAGCGCCTGCTTGCGCGCTGGCAGGGCGCCGGCGCCGACGTCGATCGCATCAAGATCGTTGTACGGTCGCTCGTGCTGGTGGCGCCTCCGCGCACGGCGCCGGCCGGGCCGAGCAAGACCGTGGTCGCGATTCCGCCGCCGACCGCAGGGCCGCCGAGGGCCGAGGCTGCGGCACACGACGCGATGCGGTTTGCTTCGCCACTTCTGACGAACCTTCGCTTCGAGACGTTTATTGCCGGCGCCTCGAACGCGCTTGCCCTCACGGCGGCGAAGAGCGCGATCGGCGCCGACCCTGCGCGCCGGCGGAGCATGAACCCGCTCTACATCCATTCGAGCGTCGGGCTCGGCAAGACACACATTCTGCAGGCGATCGCGGCCGCGGCGACCGGCGCGACCTACCTGACGGCGGAACGGTTCTGCACGACCGTCGCCGCCGCGTTGCGCCGCAATGGCTCATTCTCGGCGCCGGCTGACATCCTTCGCTCCGACATCGTCGCGATCGACGACGTGCAATTCATCTGCGGCTCGTCGCTGCGCCGCGAGTTCGCGCGCCTGGTCGAGCGCCTCATGGAGGACGGCCGCCAGGTGGTGATCGCGAGCGATCGCCCGCCGGCTGCCCACGATGACTTCGACGAGCGCTTGCGCTCGCGCCTCTCCGGCGGGCTGTGCGTGATGATCTCGCGGATGGAGCACGAGCTCCGCTGTGCGGTGCTCGCGCAGCGGATCGCGGCCGCGGCGGTCGATCGGCCCGGATTCGCCATCCCTGAGGAGGTCGTCGCGATGATCGCCGAGCGCGTCACCCGCGACGGGCGCGACCTCGAGGGCGCCGTGAACCGCATGCTGCTGCTCGCGCAGACCAACGGGACGATAGAGCTCGGCGCGGCCGAGCTCGCGATCGAGGACCTGTTTCGCCAGACCGAGCCGAAACCCGTGCTGATCGAGACGATCCAGCGCACCGTCGCGCTGCACTTCAACGCGTCGCGGCACGACATGGTCTCGCAGCGGCGCACGGCCTGCGTGGTGCGGCCGCGCCAGATCGCGATGTATCTCGCCAAGGAGATGACGCCGCGCTCGCTGCCCGAGATCGGCCGGCGTTTCGGCGGCCGCGATCACACCACGGTGCTTCACGCGGTTCGCAAGATCGGCGAGCAGGCCAAGGCCGACCAGGACCTCGCCGACGAGCTCGAAAAGCTCAAGGGCGATATCCGCGGCGCCGGCCGCTGACTGTTTTCGTTTTTTGTGTGTGCGTGCGTCGCGTGAACCTCGAAGACTTGACCGAAAAAAACCTGGAGACGCGCCCATGACGCGCTGGTTCCGTGTCTACGACACGCTGATCGACGACCCCAAGGTGCAGCGGCTGCCCGACGGTCTCTTTCGCGCGGTGATCAACATTTGGTGCCTTACCTCGCGCGCCGGCGGCTTCCTGCCGCCGACCGGCGATATCGCATTTCAGCTCAGGATCTCGCCCGACCGCGTCGACAAGCTCATAGCCGAGCTGCGTCGCCTCGATCTTGTCGACGAGGTCGACGGCCGCTTGTGTCCGCATAACTGGCATGGCCGGCAGTTCGCCAGCGACCGCTCGAACGAGCGCGTCAACAAATGGAGGGAACAACGACGTAACGACGCGAGTAACGGCCAACGTAACGTTACGTCGTCGCATGGCGTAACGCCGGAGGAAACGCCCCCAGACTCAGAATCAGATTCAGAGTCTAAGATCTCTACCTCATCACCTAGAACCGCGCGTGGAGGTGAGAGAGAGAAATTCGGGGACTTTTGCAGGAAGTATCCGGACCGCGACCGGCCGCTCAACCCCGACACGACCTGGCAGGCCTGGCGCCAAGCGCTGCGCGAGGGCGCCGATCCGGACGCGATCGTCGCCTGCCTCGAGCGCTTCGCCGAGGCCGAACGGCGCGCCGGTCGCGTCGGCACGCGCTATGTGCCGACGGCCGAGCGGTTCCTGCGCGAGGGCCGCTGGAAGGGCTACCCGGCGCCGGCAGCGCGGCCGCAAGGCCACCAGGCCCCGGCCGAAGGCCAAGCCGCAGCGCCCGTGGATCCGCGTTGGGCCGCGGTCTGTCACCGTCTCGTCGGCGTGCTCGGCGCCGACGTTGTGGCCGCGTGGTTCGGCAAGCTCAAGCTCGTGTCGATCGAGGGCGGCGTCGCGCGCCTTGTGGCGCCCACCAGGTTCCTGCGCGGGTACCTCGAGACGAACTATGCGCCCGCGATGCTGGCGGCGTTCCGCGCCGAGGACGACGCGATCACGCGCGTCGAGGTGCTCGAGCCTTCGCAGGTCGCCGCCGCGGCACCATCGGCGCCGGCGACATCGGAAGCGCGCAAGGCCGAGCAGGAGTTCGCGCACTCGACGCTGATGACCGAGGGCAGCCGCAAGGTCGCGGTGTGGCTCGGCACCGGCGAGCTCTATCCGGCGATGCGCGAGATCAACGGGTGGCTGGCGCTGCTCGGCAACGACGCGGTCGAGCTCGTGAAGCTTCTGGCCGAGGCCGAGGGCCGCAAGCTCGCCGGAAAGGCGACGATCGGCTGGATCGCGCAGCGGGTCGCCGCGCTCAAGGCGCCGGAATTGCGCGGGCTCGGCGTCGCGGTCGTCCGGCCGCCCGACGAGGATGCGGAGCCAACCGCGAAGCGCAAGCGTTCCGGGGGGCGGCGATGACCACGCGAACCAGGGACATGCTCGCCTGGGCGGTCGCGGTCTTCGGGCCGGCCGCTGCCGAGCCGGAGGAACGCATGACGCGATTCCTCGAAGAGGCGATAGAGCTCGCCCATGCTGAAGGCATACCGGCAACCGGCCTCCAGCGGATCATCGATCGGGTCTACGCGCGTCCGGCCGGCAGCGTCATGCGCGAGGTCGGCCAGGCGCAGCTCACGCTCGAGCTCTACGCCGAGACCGTCGGCATCTCGGCCGAGGCTGAGGCGGCGCGCGAGTTCGAGCGTGTGCGCGCAATCCCGAAGGAGCAATGGGCTGCGCGGCACCGCGAGAAGATCGACGCGGGGATTGCCCAATGAGCGGCGTCAGCGGCGGCGTCATCATGGCGACGCACGAGGCGCGCGAGGCGTGCCGCGGCGAGAAGGACATCATCGAGCGGCTCAAGAAGGCGATGCGCGTGACGCACGATCACTGGATGGAGACGAACGAGAGCGAGCAATTCCGTTCGGCGGTCGTCGCCGCGATGCTCGAATCCGACGCCGACGACAGCGACCGCATCAAGCGATCGTTCGCCCACCAGGTGAAGGTCGCCGCATTGATGCAGGCGCTGATCTGTTGCGTTCCGGTCGATCTCGAGAAGATGGCGGCCGAACCGCGTGATCCCGATCTGATTCCGCTCCAGGACCTTTGGCGGGAGACGGAAGGGCGCCGACCTGCCGCTTCGTCATCAAAGGGTGCGTGATGGCGAAGGGCGACCAGGGTTTCTCGCGCATCCCATGCGGCTCGACCGCCGGCGGCTATCGGAGGCCGCGCGTTCAGATCGGCTTCGACCCGGAAACGCTCGATGCGATCCTGCAGCTCGCCGAAGTCAACGACCGAAGCTTTACGGCACAGGTGCGCATGGTCCTGCAAGACGGATTGCGGCTGCGCGCGGCGCTCGAGCAATCGGTCAAGCTGCAGAGCCACTACGCGCATCTGCTCAACGACTACGACCGCGGTTCGCGTTTGACGTTCGAAGATGCCGACGCGTGGATCGCGCGGCTGACGGTGAACGAAAGCGCCGGCGTGGATTGAGACGATGATCTCGATCCTCGGCATGAGCGTCATCGTCATGGACGCGCAAAGGCAGGCGCGCACGACGCGCGACGTCCGCGGGCCGCGGGTTCGGCCGAAGGTGCCGAGCAAAGCCGCCGGCCGACGCAGCACGCGTCGCAACTGGAAGCGTCGCCACCCGCCTCATTTCGTTATGCTATATCGCGAGCCGGCAGACGTTTTGTGCCTGCGAGGAACGATAATAGCCACGCCGGCGCAGGCAGACGTCATTCGTCGGCAGACGACACTTTTCGAGGGGTGAAGGCCCATGACCGACTACGGCGGCCTCGGCGGCATCTGGGATGGCCGGCAACTCGACGTCGACGATGCATTTGAGGTCGCGGTTAACCGGGCACTCGGTGAGAGGATACGCGCCGACGATAAAGTGGCGTGCGACATGTGGTGCGCGCTCGCCGACCTTGGTTGGAAACACACGAACGGCGACACTGCTGCTTATAGCTATCGTGCGGCGGGCGACCTGGTCGCAGCGGTCAGAGGTCGCGGCATGTACATGGATTGGTACTGCTGCGGTGAAGAAGAGCGGGTGACCGAGGAGATCGCGGTCGCTATGGCGGCCGAAGGCTGGACACCTGATCCCGGGCGCTACGAGAGAACTGCCCTAGTGGCCGGATGAGCCAAAATGGCGATCGCGCTTTCACGACACGACGCAGTCGTCGAGTATCTTCACCGCGGAACCGGCGACGAGCTGTGGCTCGATATCAACGTGAACGGCGCGCATTACGCCACGCTCGGACCTTTTGAGACGGCCGGCGAACGACAGCGAATGCACGACGGCATCCTCGAGACGATGCGGTCGCTCGGCGCAGAGGATCTTCCGATCGCCCGGCAATAAGACCGGCCGATGCGCCGTCGCCGATGCAAGTTCGGCGCCCCATGCTATTATCTCCTGCATGTCCGACGTTGCGACGAGGGAGCGGACTGATTCGCCGAGCTGGACCCCACACGGTGTCGGCGAACGCCTGGTCGCGGCCTTTCGGCTGCTGCCGAACGTGCCGGTGTTCTCGTTGGGCTGCATTGCGCCGAACGACCCGGCGCGGCCTGAGCTGCAGGCCGCGATCGATCTGATCGACGCGACCGAGCGCCACCTCGGCGCGGACTCCGACGCGCGCAAGAAGCTGCTGAGCTGGGCGCGCGCCAGGGCGTCGGGCCGCTCGATCGCCGAGATCTGCCGCGAGATGGGTTGGCCGCGCGGGTCATTCGAGCGGGTGCGTCGCGAGGCCCTTGTCACGCTCGCGACGCGGCTCGCCGGCGAACCGTGCAGCGGTGAGTTCCCGGATCACGCAGCGCTCCAGCGGTAAATTTTGCTTGCATGTGAGAAAACCGCCGGTGCAGCGTCACCGTCAGGCACGGGACTATTCATTTTTATGCATGGGGGCGTCGGCGCATGACATCGCCGGACGCGCGGCTTCCGCGCGGCAAGAAATCGCGCACATCCGACCGCTACAATCTCATCAACGCCGCCGAGCCGCCGGGCGGCGTCGTCGGCCGCGCGCCACGATCACCGAACGCGTTCACGGCGCTGGTCGCGGTCGAAGACCCGATCCCGGATTCGCAGGGCCGCCATGGGCGCGTGCTCGCGACCGTCAACCGGCGGGTCGACATCCTCGAGCTCGAGCGGTCGCACAGGCGCATCAGCGCGCGCGCCTATACGGTCGGCCGCATCGTCCAGGCGGTGTTCGAGCGGTCGCGCGGGTCGAGCGCGAGCTCGCAATGGGGGCAGGGCGACCGCGTCGACGCGGAGGTCGCCAAGGAGCTGCGGATCATCCGCTCGATCGACAACGCGCACCGGGTGAAGGAGTACGTCGACAGCATCCGCAAGGCGGTCGGGCGGATCGACGCCAACATCCTGCAGCTCGTGCTGGGCGACGGCAAAACCTACGCGGACGTTGCCGCGCTGCGCGGCCGCGACGGGCGGCAAGGGACCGGGTATTTCGCGGGCCGGTTTCGCGACGCGCTCGAGGACCTGGCGAGCGAGTGGGAGCGGAAGAGGTGAGCCTGCGGAACACCCTTCGCCTGTCTGCCGCAGCGGCAATCTTTAGCCACCCGCTCGTCCAAGACGAGCTCGAGCGGCAGATTCGAGACGCGTCGCTGGAGAGAATGCTGCGCGAGCGGTCGCCGCAGGCCCATCAGGCGAGCGCAGACAAGGCGGCCGCAAAGCGCGCACGCAGAGCGCAGCGCAATCTGCGAACGATCGGCGCGTGAGCTCGGGTGACGACCTTCTTGATGAAGGAAAACGGCTACTGGCCGAGACAACCGACCTGCGTCGGAAGATCAATCGGCATCTCTGCATCGGCAGCCTGATCCTAGCTATCCTTATTTGTCTCATCGTCGGGGGTGCGCCGCCGTTGGCCTTCTTCTTGGCTGCGATCGCGGCCGCGACGTTCGTGCGACTGTGCCATTGTGTCATGCGGCTCGATGACAGCATCGTCATGCTCGAGGCCGCGGTTCTGATGCTGGAGCGAGGCGGAACGGATGCGGAAGCCCCGATTCGTTCCGCTTGACTGCGACAGTGAAACGCGCAAAATCCCCACGCTGTCGAAACGTGCGCCTGGCCCAAAAGCCGGGCGCATTTTGTTTGGACCTCCTGTATCCTGGCCTACGAGGCCCACGGTGGTGACCATGCGGTGATCACGGCATCGGAACTCGACACCGAGCTGCGCGCGATCCGCGATCGCGTGCGCCGCATCAGGCCGCCGCTCGCCAAAAATCCCGAGGCGTTCCACCTCGACAAGGACGCGATCGCGAGCCTGCTCGGCGAGCTGCTCGGCCGCTTGGCCGAGGTGCCGAAGGCGAGGGTGCTGGTCTCGACCGCGGCAAACCGCCGGCCGTCCGGGGCCGAGCTCACGCGGCGCGTCGAGACGATCGAGACCAGGCGCGGCGCGCGCCGGATCGAGGTCGGCCGCATCAGGCGGGTTTGAGGGGGGGGAAGATGGCTCGCGAGGAGATCACCCTCACGCTTCGCGGCGGGTTGCGCTGGTGGGCGCGCGTTTATCTGCGCCTCGCCATCATCAAGGCCGCGATCGGCATCATACCAGACCCCGCCAAGGTGGCCGACACGATCAAGCGCGGCGTCTGGACCGAGGTCCTACGGTCCTGATTCTGCCGCTGGTTTTTGTGTCCGATAACGGTCCTTCCCGGACACGATTTTCCGACCTTTCGCGGCTTCGTTTTTGACGCCGATTTATCGGCCGACAAACGGAAGTCGACCTTTTCAACCCGGGAGTTCCAGGTCATGTCGTACTCGTTCGAAGGCAATTTCCGAACGAAAGAGACGGCGCGCCGCAACGTGATGAAGGCGCATCTGCCAGATGTGGTTCGGGCGCTTTTGAACGCGGCGATCAACGGCCTGTCCTACGACACGGACGATCGCTTCATCTACGTGAAGGCCAACGGGCATCAGCTCGACCCCGATCAAAGCAACGGCGGTTACGAGCGCACGAGCGCCGACATCCTGGTCGAGCCGCGCTTCTTCACGTTGGACCGACCCTAAGGCGGCCGGCCGCCGATCACGGCGGCCCGTGCTGTTCGGCGGACCACGATCGCCGCCGGCGTGACGCGATAGCCAAAGGCCGCCTTTATGTCTCAGCAGCAGAAGCAGGAGAACGGAGCGATGTTCACGGTGCTTTGGAGGTTCCAAGGCGGCGGCGAGGAGATCTTCGCTGCCCCAGCCGTCTCGTTGATCTCGGCGGCAAGCGAGCCGACCGATCAGATGGACTGCGCCGGCCGGCGCCACGTCGCGTTTCTGCGGCTCGATGGTCACGGCATGACGCGCACGGTGATCGACGTGGGTGATGTGTTCGTCATGAACGGCCAGGGCAGGACGGTCGCGACCTATCGGTTCGACGCTCGCCCCCGCTTGAAGTGATGCTGCGCGATCAGTTCATTCAGTTCCTCGAGGCAGCCGTCATCTTTTTGCTGCTCACCAATGCGGCGAGCGCCGCGACCGCAGCCTATGCGATCTGGATCGCGACCGGAGCTGCCTCAAGGCGGCGCGAGCTTCTTGCAGCCGCCGGCTGCAAGATCGGAGGGCTGCTCAAACGCGCGGCCTGACGACCTCACCTCGAGGTCGGAAAATTATCGTTCAAATGAGCCAATGCCCGACCTTCCGGTACCGCGTGCGGGCGGCGGCTCGGCCCCGAGCATCACGGATGTACTGAGCTCGGCGGCCACTTATGCGCGGGCCGAGAAATCCGAAGCCACACGAACGGCTTACAAAGCGGATTTCGATCATTTCTGCAGCTGGTGTCAGTCTGTGGGAAGAAGCCCGCTGCCGGCGTCGGTCGAGACGACGGCCGCCTACCTGGCGCACCTCGCCGATAGCGGGCTGAAGGTCTCGACGATCAACCGGCGCTCGGCTGGGATCGGCTACGCGCACAAGCTCGCCGGCTTCGAGCCGCCGACCAATGCCGAGCCGGTCAAGGCCGTGGCGCGCGGGATCCGCCGCAAGCTCGGCACCGCGGTCACGCAGAAGGAGCCGGCGACCGACCGCGCGATCGCGCGCATGCTCAAGGGCGTTGCAGAAACGCCTTCAGGATTGCGCGACAAGGCGCTCTTGTTGCTGGGCTTCTCGGCCGCGCTCCGGCGCTCGGAGCTCGCCGCGCTCGATGTCCCTGATGTCGAGCGGCATACTTCCGGGCTCATCGTGCATATCCGGCGGGCCAAGACCGACCAGGAAGGGCAGGGCGCGCATATCGCCGTGCCGCGCGGCCGCAAGCTCCAGGTCGTGGAGGCCGTCGAGGCCTGGCTGGCGGTGATCGGCAGATTGGATGGCCCGCTGTTCGTGTCGATCGGCAAGGGCCAGCGCGTCAGCGAGAAACGCCTGTCCGACAAGGACGTCGCGCGCGTCGTCAAGCGTCACGCGGCGCGCGTGAGGCTCGATCCGAAGATCTTCTCGGGCCACTCGCTGCGCGCCGGCTTCATCACGTCGGCGCTCACGCACGGCGCCGACATCTTCAAGGTAATGGACGTATCGCGGCACACCGACGTGAAGACGCTGCGCGTCTACGATCGCCGCGCCAAGGCGTTCAAAGACCACGCCGGCAAGAGGTTTTTGTGATGGGACGCGCGCCCTGCACCTTCGCCTGGCTCATCGAGCTCGCGGCGTCGCGGCCGCGCGCGCCGACATATTTTTGCGACGTGTGGGGCGGCGGCGTCCGCTGGTCGATGGATCACAACAAGGCGAAGCGCTTCGACAGCGAAGCCGAGGCCAAGGTTTTCGCGGCGGAGAACATCGACGTCGCGGTGCGCGTCTGTGAGCACGGCTGGGGCTGACAAGCCGCGACCTCGAGGAGCAATCCTGAAAATGCGGATTTTCCTGGCGATCGCGGTGATCATCGCGGCGATCTTCACGCTGTGGCTGATCGTGCCGCCACCGCACAAGGCCGCGCCGGTCGAACCGACGCCGGCCGCGCGAGGCCTTCCGGATTCGGCGCCGGCGCCGCCTGGCGTTGTCGTTCCGGATGCTGCGAAGCCGGCGCCGGTCGCCGATGCCGCACCGGCGCCGGCCGATCTTACGCAACCGAAGCGCAAGCCAACCTCGCAACGCGCGGCGCGACCTCGTGCAGTCGACCCGCTTAAGGCGTTACCGCCCGCGGTGCCGGAAAGTTGCGGACTTCGCGTCCTGTGTTCACTCAAGCGAGTGCTCAATGCCGGCCCAATCGACTATGATCGCGACCGCAGCACCGACCGCTGACGCGCGCAAGCGCCGCGCGACTGCGGAGAAGCTGCTCGATCACCTGATCGAGCACGCGAAGGTTTTTGCGAAGGTCGAAACGCTCAAGGATGAGCTGCGCGAGTTCAGCATCAGCGGCGGTATAGGCTTCGGCGAGAAGTTCGACGGCAAGGGCGCTGTCAGGGTGACCAAGCAGAGCGTGCGAACGTTCAAAGGCATCGTGCCGACATTGAAGCCCGAGGTGTTTCTCGATCTGTCGGAAGCGCGCCGTGACCGGCTGGTGGCCGACGGCCTCGTCGATATGGTCGAGAAGTACACCGAGGACCGCAAGCCGTCCGTGAGCGTTGACATCGAATGAACGCGCGGCGCCATCAACAGCTCGACGCCGAGATCATCCGCTTTCCGATCGCGCGGTCGCGACCGGCGGCGCATCGTCCGCGTGTCGACGTAAGTCATCCGCGTGGTGATGTCGGGTTGTGGCTCGACGAGCAGACGGCGATCGACGTCGAGCGTCAGCTCGAGGAGCGGCAGCAATTGATCGCGCGTGCGCGTGACGTCGGCGCGATCGCGTCGGCGATTGCCGCCGTGACCTTTGTGCGGCCACAGGATTGCGCCAACGCGGCGCGCGAGATCAGCGCCCTCCTGGTGGCAGGCCTCTCAGCGTCGTCCTGACATCGTCCCAGGGTCCTCCCAGCGAGTGGGATGCGATTCGCGCGCCGCTGCCCCGCCATATCGCTAGTTAAACGGGGGTTCAAAGAGCCTGAATTTCAGTGGCGGTCTGAAAATCGGGCTGAAATTGAACAAAACCGTCGTCACGAAGGGCGAGTACGCCCGCCTGAAGGGGCGATCGCCGGCGGCGGTCTCCAACTGGATCAAAGAGGGCAAGATCACGCCCTCCGCGCTCGAGGGTAAGGGGAACCGGGCCCGGGTTTGGGTCGAGCAGGCCGACGCCGACCTGGCGCGCGGCCTCGATCCGGCCCAGCAGGCGGCTCAGCCGGCTCCAGCCGTCGCGCCGATCGGCGTCCCGGGCGAGCAGCCTGCCGAGCCCTACCTGGTCAGGGCGTCTAAGCGCGCGGCGGAGGTCGCCGCGGCCGATGAAGACCTGAGCCGCAGGCGCAAGGCCGATGCCGACAAGGCGGAATACGCGGCCGAAAAGGCGCGCCGGGAGCTCGCCGTCGCCGAGGGGCGCTGGATCGACGCCGCCGCCGCGCAGCAGGAATGGGGCCGCGAGCTCGCCAAGCTCGTTGGCGACGTCGAGACGTTCATTGCCGGCCCGCTCGCCCGCGAGCTCGCCAACAAATACGGGCTCGATTGGAAAGCGCTCTCGGTCGAAGCGCGCGGGCTTTTTCGCTTGCATCGTGGCGAGAAGGCTGACGCGGCCGCGGCCGAGCTCGCGACGCTCGAGCAGGACGCGAACGCCGCCGAATGATAGAAACCGGCATCGGCCAAGCGCCGCCGCCTGGCACTCCCGCTAAACGCTCCGCCGCGGGGAGGGTTGGGCCGCCGATAGCGGGCGAGACGCAGGGCGGCGCCCCACCGGCCAACTGTCTCCTCGAGCCGCGGCTCGCGGTCCTCACAGTGACCGAACGCGCACTGCGGCCGCCGCCGCCGGCGGACCTCAACGCCTGGGCCGAGGCGCACATCAAGTTCGGGCGCGAAAGCCCGGTGCCGGGCCCGTACCGGCGCGACACTATCCCGCCGTCGGTGCGCATCCTGAAGGTGCTCGGGCCCGAGCACACGGCGCGCACGATCTCGATCAAGGCGTCGGCGCAGTTCTTCAAAACCACCGTTGGAGCGATCTTCATCGGCGGCAGCATGGACCTCGATCCGTGCGACATGGGCTATGTCCACCCGACCCACGACAACGCGGTCCGGTGGTCGAGGCGCAAATGGAAACAGATGCGCAAGGGGTCCGTCGCGCTGTCGCGGCTCTTCGGCGAAGGGCGATCGCGGGCCGCGACGGACACAATCCTCTACCAGGAGACGCGCGACGGGCGCGGCAGCCTGCAGATCTCGGGTGCGAGTTCGGAAGCCTCGCTCTCCATGGTGTCCTGGCCGAAGCAGGTCCAGGACGACCTCGCAAAATGGGAGACCAACGAGGCCGGCGATCCGGAGCGGCAGGCCGACAACCGGTCGGCGGCGTTTGATTGGGCGAAAATCCTCAAGCTGGGCACGCCGCTCTTCGCCAAGACGTGCCGGATCACGCGGGCCTTCAAGGCCGGGACGCAGGAACGCTTCCACGTCCCATGCCCGCACTGTGAGCACCACCAACCGCTCGAATGGTCGAACTTCCTCGCCAACATCGACCGCGAGCACCCCGAGAAGGCGCATTTCACCTGCGTGGCCTGCGGCTGCGAGATCGAGCACAAGCATAAGCTCGATATCATCGCCCGCGGCCTCGCCAACTCCGCTAGTCAGGATGGCTGGGTCGCCGACAACCCGGCTGCCAAAGACCCGTCGTTTCATATCTGGCGGGCCTATAGCCGCTTCCGCGATTGGGAATCGATCGCGCGCGAGTGGATCGCGGCTGAGGGCGACCCGAACGCCGAGCAGACGTTCTACAACGACGTCCTCGGCCTGGAATACGAGCGCGCCAGCGAGGCGCCACCGTGGAAAGACCTGCAGCTGCGCGCTGACGGTGTCGACCTCGAGGGCCGGCCGGTCGAGGGGGCGACGACCTACGAGCGCGGCACGGTGCCGATCGGCGCGCTGCTCGTCTGTCTTGGCGTCGACTGCCAGGGCGATCGCACCGAGGTGCACGTCAAGGGCTTCGGCCCAAATCTGCGCCGCTGGACGATCGATTACCGCGTCGTCCCACACCACATCGCGACGATCGAGGGCCGCGATGCGCTCGACGCGCTTCTGAAGGAGACATGGCCCGATGTCCACGGCAACCGCCGCGGCGTCGACATGCTGGCGATCGACGGCAACGCCTGGACAAACGACGTGTTCGGCTGGGCGCGCGAGCGCCGGCACCCGTGGACGCGGGTGATCATCGTTCGTGGCGCCAGATCGGACCATGCGCCGCCGCTCGCGCTCACGCGCACCGAGAAGCGGCCTGACGGCAAGACCAAGCGGGCGCAGAAGCGCTTCTACAATGTCGGCGTCAGCGGGCTGAAAAGCTCGCTCTATGAGCACCTCAAGAAGCCAAGTCCGCTCGCCCGCGGATTTTGCGGCTACCCGCGCGGGCTGACCGACGACTTCTTCATCCAGCTCACGGCCGAGAGCCGCGAGGTCGTGGTCGACCGCTGGGGATTTCCCTACGCGCGTTGGCGCAAAAACAACGATCGCAACGAGGTCCTCGACACCGAGGTGTACGCCGAGGCCGCCGCCATCCGTTGCGGTTGGTACGTGCGGACGCCCGAGCAATGGGACGCGCTGCGCATGCAACGTGAAAAGCCGCGCCAGGCGGTCGACCAAGCGCCGGCCGGTCCGGCGGCCGCGGCCGAGCTCGCGAGCCAGGCCGCGGCCGCGCAGGCCGCGCATCAGGCGACGCCGCGCGCCACAGAAACGCAGGTCGTGCCGCCCACACCGCGGCGCGGACGGCGGACCTTAAGTCGGGGAATTGGCTGACCGAATGGCCGGAATCACGCTCGCTCAAGCGCAGGCGCAGCTCGACACGTGGCTCGCGGCATCAACCGCGGTCGCGTCGAGCCAGTCCTACGAGATCCCGCAAGGCGGCGGGCAGCGCAAGCTCACGCGCGCCGACGCTGCCGAGATCCGCCAGCAGGTGGACTTCTGGGACACCAAGGTGAAATCCCTCACGTCGGCTGCGGCCGGCGGCCGCCGGCGAACGCGATACGTGGTGCAGGCGTGAATCGTCGCCAGCTCCTCGAAGCGGGCATCAACTCGCGGACGATCGCCGATCGCATCGTCAGCTATTTCAGCCCGCGCAAGGGAATGGAGCGGCTGCAAGCGCGCACGATGCTCGCCTCGCACGGCATCGGTAGCGGCGTCGGCATCTTTGGCGGCTATCTCGGCGGCCGCCGCGATCGCCGGGCGACACGCAATTGGCGCCCGCTCGCCTCGAGCGCCGACCGCGACATCCTCTACGACCTGCCGGAGCTGCGCGCGCGATCGCGCGATCTGCGCCGCAACGTCCCGATCGCCACCGGCGCGATAGCGACCGACGTCACCAACGTGGTGGGCGACGGCCTGCAGCTGCAGGCCTCGATCGACGCCAAGGCGCTCGGCCTCACCGAGGAGCAGGCGGACGAATGGGAGCAGGCCGCCGAGCGCGAATGGCAGCATGCCTGCGGCACGCTCGATTTCTCGCGGGTCCAGCACTTCAATGAGCTGCAGGCGCTCTCCTTCGGCTCGGTGCTCGAATCCGGCGACGTCTTCCTCATCCGGCGGTTCCGTCAGGACCCGGGCGACATCTACGGCACCAAGATCCAGCTCCTCGAGGCGGATCGGGTCAGCAATCCGAACCGCGCGATCGACACGACGACGCTCGCCGGCGGCGTCGAGATCGACCAGGACGGCGTCCACGTCGCCTATCACGTCACCGACAAGCACCCCGGCGGACTGCAGACCGCGGCGCTCAACTGGGAACGCGTCGCGGCGCGCACCGCCGACGGCGAGCAGGTCGTGCTGCATCTCTACGACCGCATGCGCGCCGAGCAGACGCGCGGCGTGCCGTACCTCGCGCCGGTCATCGAGCACCTCAAGCAGATCAGCGACTATTCCGAGGCCGAGGTCCGCGCGGCCGTCGTCGGCGCGATGTTCACGGTGTTCGTGCAGACCGATGCCGACGAATCCGACGGCGCCGGCGGCCCGGTGGTCGGCGAGCGGCCGTCCGGCGAGGGTCTGCACCAGGACGAGGTAAAGCTCGGCAACGGCGCCATCGTGAGCCTCGCCAAGGGCGAGACCGCAACGTTCGCCAACCCGACCCGGCCGAACGCGCAGTTCGACCCGTTCACGATCGCGATGCTCCGCCAGGTCGGC